CTTGCAAAACTATTCCAATGTTCTACTACTGCTACTGTGTATCCTTCTTCTCGTAATTTTTTAAGACTTAACTGCGTTGGGCTAGTTGCCATCAAATTGACTTTCGTTAGGTTTAGATATTCCGTCTTTAAATCTTTTCTCTACATTACCGGTGGACTTATTAAGTTCGTATTCATAAGTGTGCGGTGAAACGTCAGGACTATTCTTTTCCTTTTTGAATATCTTGTCCCAGTTATCTTGTGCTTCTTGTTCAGAAATTAACAATGGTCTTCTTCCAGAACCTTTACCCATTACTTTACCTCCAAATGTCCGTTAGTAAATAACCATCCTATAGTTTTACGGTGTGCTTCTTCCCATGCTGCTATTCTATCATGTTTATCTAACATTTTATCATTATCTATCATGTGGTGGCATTGGTGACATAATGCTGAAATGCGGAAATCGTGAGCCTTAACGCCAGTACCTTTGTTGTCTCTTAATTGATTACTATGAGCTGCACAAACTGTTCCATCTTCTATTGAACACATCATACATGGAGCATCTCTAACAATCTCTAATAGTTTTTTATTTCTATAATTCATTATAATCCCACATCCAACCTAAATTAGTTTGCGCCCAAATTTCTATTGAATTTTGGTATTCCGTCATGTCAGATGTTGTTAGTTTTGTCGTAGACTTTATAAGTTCTACAGGCATACCTGCAATTTCTGTTTGGTATCGTAAAAACTTATATCCCATAAGCTCATGTATTTTATCTTTTTCAATACCTGTGTGCTGAGATATGCTTGTATATAATTGCCATAGTCTTTCATTTTGTTCATGACTTCTATTTAGTTTTGCATCTGTTACTGTTACTCTCCAACGCTTAGTAAAGTCAAGTGCTTTTAATTTCTCGTACAGCATTGGTAAGTTTTCGCTTGTTAAACTCCATTTCAGCATTATCGTATCCTTTACTTTTAAATATTCTTCCATCAATTAAAGTAGCCTTGTAAACCATATCCTTGTCCCATTTAGCTACGTCTTTAATAAACTTATTAGCTGAATTATCATCACTCATCTTGGTGGACTCTCGTTGTATCGTAAACCTTTTTGGTCAAACCAAAAGTTAAATGAACCTTCCCATTGTGCATTACGCTGCTTCTGAACAAAGACCTTTGCATCTGGGATAATCTTTAACTCGTCATCAGAAGTTTTACCTTCTTCTATCAACTTCTCTTTGTATCTGTTACGCCATACACAAATAATATTATCACATAAGTTACGAATATGCGAACTTCCCATAATGTTTGTAGCGTCTGGTATCTCTGACTCATCTTTAAGTTTTCTAGTATGTGCTACTAAAAAAATACTTACTTGTAAATCACGTGCTATTACCGCTAAAGAATTAGTTAGTCTTTTCTGTCCATCTAAAGACTCTTCAGAAACATCATCCAATTTCATAAGACTGTCAATAATAAATACCTCAACTCCCAATATATGCTTTCCATAGTGCAGAGTTGCAATCATGTCTTCTGACTTAGTGCTTCCTGTTTGGTCGTATATATATAACTTGTCTTTAGCACGTTCACAAAACTTACGTATGTAATCATCTGTTGGCTCTGGTGAACCTAATGCCTGGGTAATCATTCTAGCTAATGTAAGAACAGGTCTCATTTCTAAAGACGCTATTAAACATTTAGTATTTTGTTTCATCATAGACAGTATAACTTGTGATAACCACATTGACTTCCCATGACCTGATACGCCGGTAAGAATTGTTAGTTCCGAAGCCCTAACCCTAAACTTATCTTCCGTTTTAACCCAGCCAAGTGATTTGCCACTATAAATTTCCTCACTAAAATACTTGACCAAATCATCAGCAAATATATCCGTACTTTTAACCTTAAACTCCGCATGCCCATACCCCTCATTATAAAATTCTTGAACTGTTGATTGGCTAACTGTTAGTTTATCTATTACTTCACCTATGTTCACTAAATTCCACCTTCCCAAACCTTGCGAACTTGTTGAACATCACCATCATTCCATCTTTCTTGGTTAAGCAAAGTAAGTGGAGCTGGTGAAAAGCCATCTTTCCATGATTGAGTATCTTTCATTTTCTTTACATACCCTATCACTTCATCTGCTATACCGTCAAGATTTTTATTAGCCCATCTTTCTAAACAAGTTTTCTTATTGACCTTACGAACATTAGGATAACTTTCCCAAAATTCATCAAACCTATTGGTCGTTTTAACGACATATATATCTTCTCTTTCTCTTCTCTCTATCTTCTCTATCCCAGTAGGCAAATAGTTTTCTACTAGCAATCCTCTAGTAAATAGTTCTTTTACTATTTTCTCAACAAAATCAATAGGATAATGAAGTCTAAAAGCTATTTCAAAGTTGTCAGGTAATACACCATCACTTTCAGAACCAAGACACCACAACTCTACTAAAACAGCTTTTTGTTCAAAAGATAACCTATGAATATCTATGTTATTTATGTAATCCGTACCATAAAATTTGAACCATGTCATCTTTTTTTGGTATCTTGGGTTCTTTGGGTTATAGAGATTAAACTTCTCCCAGTTCTTAATCTTGTACATACACTCTCCTTTAGTTAATAATGCCAAAAAAGATTATCACAGATAATTCTAGTTGTAAACTATTTATTTACTAGAAAATACTTGACAATGTATTTTAGGTCATTAATATAGGTATTGTAGTAATTAACCAGGAGAGAAACATGAGTGTAAAAACAATGATAGTAATAGCAGTAGCATTTTGGGCTTATGTGTGGTTTTGTTTACAAATCATGGGTAAGTTAGCGGGAGCAATATAATGGAAAGACATTTAGACCCAGACGCATATTTAGATGATATGGAAAGACTTGAGCAAAAAGAATTAGAAGCAGAGCATTTATTAGAACAACAGGAGAAGCATGATGACTAATTGGGGATGGGATAAGGATAGACATAATACTTGGTATAACCAATGGCATTATAAAACACCTAGAAGCTATCGTGAAAGATATGGTGTTGACTATAAACATGACGATACAGAACATCAAGAAAATATAACAACAAATATCTTGACTGTCATATTAGTTTTAATTATAGTGGGGATGTTATGTCTACAGAACTAGAACATATATCAGTAATACTTAAAAGACTAACAGAAGAACTTAAATTAGATAACGATAAATGGGAGAGAGAAAATGGAAGACCAATTTTACCAGGAAGTGATGCAGGAGTTGCACGAGATGGAAACCAAACAACAGGAGAGAATAAATGAGCATTCATAAAAAATTAATGCAAGCAAGATTAAAGTTACAAACAGCAGACCTTAAAAAGTCTGGTCATAATAAATTTGCAGGATACAAGTATTTTGAGTTAGGTGATTTTTTACCTACTATTCAAGAAATTTCTAATGAGGTGGGTATCTGTGGCACAGTAACATTTTATACAGACATAGCAATTCTTACTATTACAGACATGGATGATGCTACACAGTTTATTGAGTTTAAATGTCCTATGTCTTCAGCAGCTTTAAAAGGTTGCCATGATGTGCAAAACTTAGGTGCAGTTCAAACATACCTTCGTAGATATTTATGGACTAATGCGTTTGAGATAGTAGAACATGATGCTATTGATGCTGCAAAACCTATAGAACAAGAAGAAGTTGAAATGACTGAGTCTCAATTAGGTAAATTTAAAAAACAATTAGAAGAAGCATTAAAAGAAGGTAAACTAAAAGAAGCATTCTTTAAACTACCAGAAAATGCTAAAACTCAATTACGTGATTATGCTAATGAACTCAAGAAGTCTGCATGAGTCAACATTTGCTTGACAATAGACGCCATAACATAATTACAGCTAGTAACTGTTGGTCATCTGTATATGAGAGACAAAAATTATGGCGTCAAATGACTTTAAGAGAAGCTCCATTTGAAGGTAATGAAATGACTGAATGGGGTAATCTTAATGAACATCTTGCTATTTGTGAGTTTGAAAAAGCTATGGGAGAGATTACTGAAACTGGTAATAAGTTAATTGTACATCCTGATTTACCGTTGGGTGCAAGCCCAGATGGGTTCTTAAACAGGCTGCCAATAGAAGCAAAATGTCCTTATAGCCAGGAGTTTTATGGTATGATTCCAGACCGTTATTACTTCCAAACACAGTTACAAATGGAAGTGTGTGGTGCACCAAGATGTTATTTTGTAGTATGGACACCAAAAGGAATTACCATACAAATCATTGAAAGAAGTAAAGAATGGTTTGACTGGTATAAACCTTTAGCGTTAGAATTTATGAAGTTTGTAGAAGATGATGTAGAGCCTACTCGTTGGAAACGCAAACCCATATTTGATATAGATTTAAAAGAAGATAAATTATTATTTCCAAAGGAGCAATAAGATGGCATCAGTAAATAAAGCAATTATCGTAGGTAATTTAGGGAAAGACCCAGAGGTTAAATTTTTAACTAATGGTGACGCTGTATGTAGTTTTAGTATTGCTACTACCGATAGCTGGAAAGATAAAGCAGGTCAAAAGCAAGAAAAAACAGAATGGCATAACATTGTTATGTATAGAAAATTAGCTGAAATTGCTGGTGAGTATCTTAAAAAAGGCAGTCCAGTATACGTTGAAGGTGCTTTACAAACTCGTAAATGGACTAATAAAGAAGGTCAAGATAAATATACAACTGAAATTGTAGCAAACAGTATGCAAATGTTAGGCGGTAAAACTTTACAACAAGAACAAAATAATACTAGAAGTGGTCCTGCTATTGAAGGGGCAGATGAGGACGTGCCATTTTAAAGCACATCCCCATTAGCATGATAACTATTTGTTCATTACGTACATAGTTACTTCAAAGCCAAAACGCATTTCTGTAGCTGCTGGAGTTGTCCACATGGTATTTATCCTTAAATAATATATTATGCTTAATTGCACAATATAATGGAATTATACGCTTGTGTGGGTTTACTAGACACCAGATAATCATTAAAGGTAGATAATGGATATACATATTTCAGAACATGATGTACATTGTATTAGTTTGGCAACCTTTACAGAAGCCAATACAGAGCCACTACAAACCAAACTGGGCGTTATTTTTACAATAATGAATAGAGTTAGGTCTGGTAAATTTGGGCGTGATGCGTGTGAGGTGGTATTTTCTAAAGGGCAGTTTATTGGCATAGAAGATATGATGAGGGCTAACGAAAAGAACGTAGACCAAGAAGCATTGCTTAAAACAAAGTTATTAGTAGTTGATACTTTATTCTTTAAAAAGCATAAAAACCCAGTAGGAAAGAGTCTATACTTTCATGATGATAGTGTAGATATGAAATATATCTGGGACAAAAAACCTAATGTTAAAATTGGAAGGATGGTGTTTTACTAATGGCTAAAAAAGAACCAGTTGCATGGCTTTATCAAGAGTATGATGTGAAATCAGGTGACCTAAAGAAGTCTTATCTATGGTCATTTCATCCTAATCAGCTTTCATATTTAAACGACTTAAAGAATACAACGCATCATATTAAGATAACACCATTAGTTCCTGGTGAGCCTGTAGAAGAATATAAAGGATTATCTAAGTACGATAGTAAGAAACTAACGGAGGCACATGGTGGACTCTAAACCACTTACCCAAGAAGAAATTATAAAGGTATATAAAGAAGCATTTGGATATGGTAGTCAAGTAATAACTATTGACAAGATATTTAAGTTTGCTAGACTTATAGAACAATTGCATGGAGTAAAAGATGTACACTAAACTAGACGACCAACGACAGGCAAAATTTATTATTGGTTATATAACTGCACATCCTAGTTGCAGCATTAAAGAAATTGTGCAAGAATGCGTAGTTAATAGAAAGAGGCTAAAGTATTTAGAAAGTGAAGGATATTTTACTTTGCCAAAATGGACTTACAATAACACATTGGATAAACGATTTAAGAATAGAAAATACGTATCAGTAACTGTAGGTAGGGAGTATGGGAAATGGGAAGAGCAGAAAAGATATTAGATGTAGTAGTATGGTTATTGATTGTTGGTGGTATAGGTTGGTTTGCTTATGGATGTTATGAACTTATTGACTTATTTTTTATAAGGGGATGATATGCAGATAGAAGAAATTTTAAATGAAAGAGAAGAGCAATACGGTAACTTTTTAAATAGGTCTAAAATATCACAAGACTTTAAAACTCTTATCCATAATGGTGAGTCTTATAGATTGTTAAAGGCAGACCAAAAAGAAGCATTAGAAATGATTGCAACTAAAATGGGTAGGATTGTAAATGGTGACCCTGATTATCTTGACTCATGGCTAGACATTCAAGGTTATTGTCAATTAATTATTGATAGAGTTCGTAAGGATAAGATTGCATTAGATAATGCTGTGGATATGTATGTAGTAGAAGGTGTACCTAAAGAAACAGCAATTCAACTACAAAGGTCAGATGATGAATAAAACATACTGGATATTTATTGTAGTATTAGCTGCATTAGCTATTTGGGGAACAGAAAGAGCTATGGCTCAAACTACGACTATACTAGCACCAGATGGCTCTGTAACTGTCTGTCAGGTTGGTAGTAATGGTGTGATTATTTGTGTCTAATGGTATGCGTAATAGTCAAGCTACTCATGTAGATTTT